ATATCATGCGGGCAATCTCGGTGACCGTCAACCATTGCCGGACGGCAAAGGATTGCCGATCGATACGGGCGAAATGCTGAACGCATCATTTGGCATCACCAATTTTCCAACCTTTATGGCCGTCAATAACGGGTCTGCCTTGGCTCTCGCGAACAGCGCCTACACACGTGCCTATGCGCAGCAAAGCGCAGATTGGGGGTATCAGAAAACCCAGATGGGCATCAACAACGCTTACGCTCAGGCACAAGTCGGCACGCAGTACGCAAGCGAGCAAAACAAACTCGGCACCGCGAACCGCAACGCAATGATGGCGATCAACAATCAAAGCGCTCAAATGTCCTCTGATCTAACCTTGAAAAACCTGAGTTTCAACAACAGGATGAATCAGATCAACACGGTAGGGTCAGGTGCCGCAAACGCCATCGGCTCTCTCGCAACCGGCAATGTGGGGGGTGCGGTGGGCGCTATCGCTGGAACCGCCATCGGCGCATGGGCAAACCAGCAATCATACGACAACAGTGTATCCAGCAACTCCCAAGCACTTTCGAATACGTTTGCCACCAACGCCGCAACCACCTCACAAGCCAACGCCTATAGTCTCGCACAAACCAACCTGTCCAATCAGCAGACCATGCAGCTAGCCGATATGAACAAACAATTGGCGCAGGCTACCGCGCAAGGCGATTATGAAAACACGATCGCCGGCATCAACGCCCAAGTGCAGCAGACCCAAACCGTACCCCCTACCACGTCGGGCGCGTTGGGTGGTGATGCATTCAATTTGGCCAATGGGCTGATTGGCGTCATGGTGCGTTTCCGGCAGATTTCACCCGCAGCCATGCAAGCCATCGGGGAAGTATGGTTAAGGTACGGCTACTATGTCCAAAGGTTTATGCAATTGCCGACAAATTTAATGGCAATGTCTAATTTTACGTACTGGAAGCTCCATGAATTGTACGTAAGGTCGAGCACATGTCCGGAAGAGTACCGACTTACCGTCAAGGGCATTTTCGAGTCCGGTGTGACCGTATGGACTGACCCCGAGAAAATTGGTGTCACCGACTATGCGGATAATACGCCACTGGCCGGTATCTCGTACTGATTGGATATAATGGAGAGAGCATAGTAACTCTCTCCATTATTTTTTTAGGACGGTGACCATGGGTAAACGCAACAATGCGCGCAAGGCCGCGCAGTGGGATAACCAGAGCGTTTTAGGCTCAATGTGGGGCAATCTTAATCTGCCCGAAATGCGGCAATCATTACGTATCAATCAGTATATGAAATTGATTGAAATGCTGGCCGTAAGTCGCTTTAAATGGATTAACCTCCCCCCGTATATTGACGAAAGATATTTGGAATTGACTTTGTTTGAAAACGGTCTAGCACTCTTTTTTCCCGACAAACGCAAGGGTGTGAACCGTTTTATGGTCACTTCAGGCAATATCGGGGGCGTCAATAACTACAATAATCCGACATCATTCCAGCCGGTTGCAACGAGTTATGCGCATCCGCAGATCGGCAGCAAGGAATGCGTACCCATTTGGGACAATCAGCTAAGGTGCACTATGATTGATGTGATGTGGAATTATGCGACACGACTCGCCATCGCAGACCGCGCCTTAGACGTCAATTTGGATAACATTAGCGTTCCGCTGATTATCGCCACATCCGAGACCAATAAACTCACCGCGCAAAATCTCAT